ATACTGTGAGTGTCAAGGCGGCTAAGCTCGGCATTAAGTCAGAACGTCGGTTAGAAAGCAACAACGGCAGTTTTAAAAAAGGTCATACGCCTTGGAATAAGGGTCGAACGGTTTATGTCAACAATCAGCATACTTGGTTCAAAAAAGGTCAAAAGGTGTGGAGTGAAAAGCCAGTCGGCACAATTTGGGTACGAAAAGAAAAAGAAATACCGTACAAATTCATCAAAACCAAAGCAGGAATAAGAAGATATAGTCGTGTACTGTGGGAACAGCATCACGGCAAAATTCCAGCAGGCAACATCATTCGCTACAAAGACGGCAACACGTTAAACTGCGATATTGATAATCTGCTTTGTGTTAGTCGGAAAGAACATGTGCGAATGAACTCAAGACCGAAGCAGACTGCAAAAACGAAAGCAATTAAAGCAGCAGGTGGATATATCAACGCTTTGCTGATGGGTAAAATATAACTGTGTAAAATATAGAACAATGAAAAGTAACATGAAAAATGAAACAAACAACTTTGATGCAATTATAGTCTTTTTGATGCTGTCATTGTTTATAATATTAATGTAATGACGTTATATGATTCGTACATACAGAAAGTTTTGAGTGGTGAAATCATCGCAGGTAAAGCGATTATTGATGCGGTCAAAAGGCACGTTGAAGATTTAAAGCAGAGCAAGAAAAGAAACTATCCGTTTTTTTTCGATGAAAAGATTGCGAACACTGCACTACAAATCATTCAGATTATGCCTTTGACTTCTGCTCGTGAATACCAGGGTTTTCCTTTGCAAGAATGGCAAGCGTTTATCGTTGCGATGCTGCACGGCTGGCGGATTAAAAAGACAAAGTTCAGACGATTCAAAAAAGCATATATCAAGGTCGCTCGGAAAAATGGTAAAACAGAATTTCTGGCGGCTTTGGCGAACTTAGAGTTTTTGATTTTTCCGCAGGAAACTGGCGAGATTTTCTGGGCTGCAACAAAAAGAGATCAAGCGAAAATAGGCTGGGAACGGCAGAAGCGAATGATTATGAAATTAGCTTCGTTTGACAAATATGTCAAGAAGCGTATCACAACGAATGCAAGACGAATCATAGACAGTCGGTACAATATGTTTTCACAACCGCTCGGTCGGGACTCAAAGACAGAGGATGGTCACTTGGTGTACTGGGGAATCATTGACGAATATCATGCACACCCAGATGATTCAATGGTGAACATTCTTGAAACAGGTATGGGGGCTTTTGACCAGCCGTTGCTAATTATTATCACGACAGCAGGGTATAATTTAGCATCAGCTTGTAAGACTTTTGAAGATACTTGCAAAGATGTGTTGAACAAAGAAAAGCAGAATGATTACTTGTTTATTGCGATTTACGATTTAGATGCAGACGATGACTGGGAAGATGAAACAGTATGGATTAAAGCAAACCCCGGATTGGGTGTAAGTCCGAAGACGCAATATCTTAGAACGCAGTATCAAAACGCTAAGACAGAAGGTATCACTAAAAAAATGGCTTTCAAGGTTAAAAATTTGAATATCTGGACAAACACGACAGAGGAATTTATCGAGCCGTTCGTTTGGAGTAGAAGTGGTAATGATATAAAAATAACGAAAAAGGACCTGCTCGGGCGTGAGTGTTATGCAGGGCTTGACTTAGCAAGTACAATTGATATTACAGCATTTGTACTATGGTTTAAATTAGAACAAGGTTTTGCAATGCTGCCTTTCTTCTTTATTCCTGAAGATACTGCAAAGGAACGGTCAAGGCGTGACGGTGTGAAATATCTGCAATGGATTGAAGACGATCTAATTATCACAACACCTGGTGACGTGACAGATTATGACTACCTTTTGCGTTTTATTTCAAACTTGATGGAACAATACGATATTAAGATAATTCATTATGACAGGTGGAACAGTTCGCAACTTGTAAATAACTTAGTTGAAAAGGGTGCGCCGATGCACCCATTTGGGCAAGGTTTTAGGTCTATGGCCGCACCGACGAAAGAATTTGAAAGACTTGCTCTGCGAGGTGACATTAAACACTTTCACAATCCTGTCTTTGACTGGATGCTGCAAAATGTACAAATTGAAAGAAACGCAGAGGACCAAATAAAAATAAGCAAGCGGAAATCAAGAGAAAAGATTGATGGTGTGGCTGCACTTATTAATGCAATCGGGGCTTGGTTGATAGACGAATCGAAGAATGAAGACAATACATTGCCGGATAATTATACATTTGATTTAGGTTGATTGCGTTCTTAGATAGATAGAGAACTAACAGCAGCAGAGGTCAAAACTCTTGCTGCTGTTTCTATTTGAAACAAATTATTGCAAATTCCGTACAGATACACAAATATTTGTTTATTTTTGTATCATGGGCATAATACAACGCATACAATCTGTTTTCTCGAAGCGTTCGTCGCTTGAAAACCCGTCGGTCAACCTCGTTGAGTGGCTGAACGGTGGAAATACGAACGCTACAAAAGTGAACGTCACAAAAGATACTGCATTATCAGTATCTGCTGCTTGGCGTTGCGAAAATCTTATTGCAGGTAGCGTTGCATCTTTGCCTTGTGCTGTCTATGAAGTTACAGCACAAGGTCGAAAAGCCTTGACAAATCATCCTATCTCACGACTACTCAAAGCACCAAGTCAATTTTATACAGGTTTCACTTTTATGGAACGCATGGTTAAAAGCCTCGCTTCCAACGGTAACGGCATTGCAGTAATTCGTACTGACCAAAGCGGAAATATTACAAGCTTAGATTTGCCCACTGGACAAGTCAAGGCAAAAATCATCGACGGCTATTTAGTGTACGAAATAAAAGGGTACGACAGTTTTGTATTTGCTGATGACGTTGTGCATTTTGTCGGATTTGGTGATGATCCGTTTTGGGGTAAAAGTCCGCTTCAGGTACATTCTGAAAACCTTGGTATCAGTATTGCAGCAAACAATTTCGCAGCGACCTATTTCGGGAATGGCGGCACAATTGCAGGTGTGTTAAAGACAGATAAAACTTTGACAGCACAGCAAAAGATTGATCTATCAGCAGCATGGCAAAGAAAGTACGGTGGCAAAAACTCAAATAGTACGGCTGTGCTTGACTTAGGTATAGATTACAAACCTGTCGGAAGTAAGCCACAAGAATCGCAATTATTAGAAGCAAGACAGTTTCAAGTTGAAGAAATCGCTCGAATCTACGGTGTGCCATTACACTTGTTGTTCGCAATGGACAAAGCAACACATAACAACATTGAGGTAATGAATGCAACGTATGTACAGCATACGTTGACAACATATATAGAACGAATTGAAGCAGAGTTGAATCGTAAATTATTGCCAGGTGCAGATAATTTGGAAATTCGCTTCGACCTCACGGCACTAATGCGTGCGGACATGGCAGGTCGGGCAGATTATTACAACAGATTGTTTCAAATTGCTGCGATTAGTCCGAATGAAATCCGCAAGTCAGAAGGTTTGCCGATTTATGACGGTGGCGACAGTTATTACCGACCTTTGAATATGGACATCGTAGGTGAACAAAACACAATAAACAATGACTGATTATCCACAGGCAGCAAGTGACGAAGCGAAAAGAGCGTTGAAACATAAAGAAGAAAACGGCTCGAAGTGTGGCACGAGTGTCGGTTGGAATCGTGCAAGACAGTTGGCAAATCGGGAAGCGTTGAGCGAAAAAGATGTGAAAGATATTCATTCTTTTTTGAGTCGTGCAAAAGTGTATGATCAAACAAAATTCACAGACGAAGACGGCAAAGAAATTTGCGGATCAATCATGTTCAGTGCGTGGGGTGGCGATTCAATGGTAAAATGGGCAGCACGAAAGGCAGCAGAAATTCAAGAAAACAAAAGTGATATGAATAATAATATAGAAAAACGTGCAGCGACAATTGAAGCAGCACAAGAAACAGAATCAAGAATGGTGACAGGTTATGCTGCGGTGTTTGATTCTGATAGCGAAGACCTGGGCGGTTTTGTTGAGCAGATAGAACGAGGTGCATTCAAAGAAGCGTTGCAGTCTTCTGATGTTCGTGCATTGTTTAATCACGACAATAACCTGATTTTAGCAAGGACAGCGTCAGGTACATTGCGACTATACGAAGACGAACGAGGTTTGAAATATGAATTTGAAGCACCACGAACGACGGCAGGAAATGACTTGTTGGAAATGATTAAGCGAGGTGACATTTCACAAAGCAGTTTTGGGTTTACTGTTGATGATGACGAATGGTCGAGCAAAGACGGCATCGCATTTCGTAAAATCAAGAAAGTGAAAAGACTGTATGATGTAAGTCCTGTGACTTTTCCTGCTTATCCTGAAGCAAGCGTCGCTGTTCGTAAATTAGAACAGTTGAAGCAAGAAGAATTTCAGCGTAGTGAGGAAAAAGAGCAGTACAATTCTGCAGAAATAAATATGAAACTAATTGAGGCGGCATTGAATTATCACGCCTAATTTTTTAATAAAACAGCAATATGAGAACTTTAAGAGAGTTAAAGACAGAAAAAGGGCGACTGTTTAACGAGTTAAACGATGTGTACAATGTCGCTAAGAACGAATCAAGAAACTTGTCGTCTGACGAATTGCAGAAAGCAGACAAGTTGATTGAAGCGATGAACGTGAAAGATAGCGAAATTCGCAATTTAGAAGCGTTTGCAGCAAGAAAAGCTGAATTTGAAAATACACCTGCGATTGCAGAAGTGAAAACCTCAAAGCAGTCACGCAGTAATGTGTTCAGCAAATATTTGAGATATGGTATGCAGGAATTGAGCCGTGAAGAACGATATTTGCTGCGTGGAACTAATCCGCAAACGACATCAGATTCTGCAGGTGGGTACACAATTCCAGAAGGTTGGACGTCTGAACTTGACATCGCAAGACAGTTTGTCGGTGAAGTAGAAAGCGTTGCAAGAGTATTTTCAACAGCAACAGGTAATACTTTACCTATTCCGAAAGTGGACGACACGGCAACTGACGCTTCATTACAAACAGAGGGTTCTGCAACAACTGTGGCGGATATGACTTTTGGTAATACTGACTTATCTGCATACAATTACAGCACACTTGTAAAAGTGTCTAAGCAGTTATTGCAAGATGAAGAAGTAAACCTAATCGGTTACTTGACGGAATTGTTAGGTCAGCGTATTGCAAGAGCGACAAATGCAGCTTTGACCACTGGCGACGGAAGCGGAAAACCAAACGGTATCATCACGGCTGCAACTGTTGGGAAGACAGCAGCTTCGGCAACTGCAATCACTCACGAAGAATTGATTGACTTGTATTATTCAGTCGATCCATCATATCGCATGGGTACATCTTGTTACTACATGATGAACGATGCAGTGCACGCAGCAGTCCGCAAGTTAGGATTGACAGCAGCAGAAAACTTCAATCCGATTACGTTCAGTAATGACGGAACGATGTTCATTTTGGGCAAAGAAGTGAAGATTAACCAGGATATGGCTTCGGCCATTAGCACAGGAAACAAAACTATTCTATTTGGTGACTTTAGCGGATACGCAGTACGTGTCGCAGGCGGTATCAATGTGTTGAGAATGGACGAGCGTTACGCAGACGAATTAAATGTCGGTTTCATCGCTTACAAGCGTGTCGATGGCGACCTTATTAGTGCAGGTGCACCGTTGAAAGTATTGCAACAAGCGTAGGGTGTTTTTTTCATAATATGAATGGATTTTAAGCGGTCGGGTTGGCTTCGGCTGACCCGTTTTTTTAAATAATAATTATGAAAGCATTATGAAAGTAATATTTTTAAAAGGTGTAGCAGGAAATGACTTTGTGTATAAAAAGGGTAGTGAATACGATTTAGAAGCGAAGCAAGCGACTGAATTTGTTGAGGCAGGATTTGCGGAAAAGGTACAAACAAAGCGAACAGCAACAAGCAAAACAAAACGAACAACACGTAAAAGTGCAAAGTAATGCGAGAAAAGAAAACGTCATATAAAATAATTACACAACCTACTTCAGAGCCTTTGACTTTGGAATATGTCAAGAACTTTTTGAAGTTAGACGGCATTTCAGCGGACGATACACTTGTTGAAGCGTTGCTTACTGCTGCAAGACAGCGTTGTGAAGAGTATTGCAATATCAAGTTTCTTGATACTGTAATTGAGCAAGTATATGACGAATTTCCGAAGGGTCGCACACTTGAAAACTGTTTGCATTTGACAGTCGGAAATGTTTCGAGCGTTGAATTTGTGAAGTATTATGATGAAAGCGGAACGTTGCAAACTTGGTCAGATACAAGTTATGATGTTGATACATATGACAAAGCAGGTCGGATTTGTGTGACAACAGGTGAATCTTATCCGTCAAGTGACACAGACAGAATCAACAATGTTGTAGTTCGTTACACTTCAGGCTTCGGCATAAACGGTACAGATGTGCCACAAGCAATTAAACACGCAATTCTTTTGCAGGTTGGGTACATGTACAACAACAGAGAAGACAAAGTCAAAGGCTTATCTACTTTGTCAGAGTACTTGATGCAGCCATACAAAACGAACTTCGTATGATTGCAATCGGCTCTTTAAGATATAGAATAGTGCTGCAAACGTATTTAAGTACGGTATCAGCAGCAACAGGACAGCAAATAAGAAGCTGGTCGGATAGTGAAACGGTGTGGGCAGATGTGAACTGGTCAAGTGGTACAGAGGCTGAAAAGAACGATGTCATTACACAGACACAAAGGGTTGAATTTACTTTGCGATACAGGTCCGCAATAAACGCAAATGATTATCGCATTAAGTTTGAAGACGAACTGTACGATATTGAAAGTGTGGAACAGGTTGATGCGTTCAGGACGTGGTTGATGTTGAGGTGTAAAAAACGGGACAATACATAATATGACAGCGTTTGACAAAGAGTTGCAAGATGTGCTGAATAAATTAGGAAAGTTCAGGTCGTCATTTAAAGGGAAAGACTACATGAAAACTTTGGGTGAGGCTGCTGAACCTGCACGGGACGCATTAAAAGCTGAAGCACCACAAAGCAAAGAAGTTCATTATATTCGTGAGCAAGGTAAACAGGTAAAAATACGACCTGGCAACTTGAAACGTTCGATACAGATTTTTCAAAGTAAAAACAAAAACGCTCGGTCGGTCATGGTTGGTCCTGTTGTAAGTAAAAAATCACGCATCAAATCAGTGCCTGGCATCAAACGAATGACAAGAAGAAATCGTGCTTTCTACTGGCGTTTTGTATATTACGGAACACCACACATCGCAGCGAACAGGTTTATTGACAGGGCAAGAAACACAGCGCAGGCAGCTGTAATGCGAAAACTGAAAGCAGGAATTGAGAAATACGCAAGTAAAACAGTAAAAACATTATTCAATTGAGAGCAGATATTGTCATATATAATTTATTAAAAGATAATCACACAATCTTTCCGCAAGTTGTTCCGCAGGGCGTGACGGTTTCAGATGGAAATGTGTACTGCGTGTATAATATTTTCAATACAGATGCAGTTGTGACAAAAACGTCTTTTAATGATTACGACAGATATGAGGTGCAAATATCGTTTTTCTCAACTGACTTAAATGCTGCATTTGCAGAAGCGGAAACAGCAAGAACGACACTTGACCGATACAAAGGCACAGTCACAGTTGATGCAGTAGATTATAATGTGCAACTGATTAGATTTATGAATCAAGAATTAGTCGGATTTGACGAAGACACAGAAGTTTTTATGGTCGCTGCTGATTACAAAGTGACTATGACACAATAAAAAAAATAAAATGGCTACAATATCAAAAATCACACAAACGGCTTTAGGAAATGTTAGATTGTTAGATTCTTCTGATAACATTTTACACCAGATAAGCAGAAACAAAACTGTTTATCTTGATCCTGCTGATTCAACAGCGATCTATATTGCAAATGAATTAAACGAACACAGTTTCAATCCGAAACAAACAATTCGTTTGACGGCTGCACAAATAACAAGTATTGGCGGTGTCGCATTTAGCGGAACTGCACAAGATTTGATTGATGAACTGGATGCGTATTTTTTTTCCTAAGCCAGCGGAAATTGTTCCCCGTTGGCGTTTACAATGTTGAAGATTATCCATTAAACTGGATAGATGGAACATATTATTCAACTTACAAAGGAAATACTTTTCAAGTTTCTTCAATCGAAAATGTAAAGAGTGAAGCGGAATACGATGCGGTGGTAGGTATTGTGATTAGAAATGAGAATTTAACAACATCAATAAATAAAACATTCACTGAAAAGTTTACTTCATTAACAACTATTGATTTCAACGCAAATAGCTGTGTAGTTACAAAAATTGCAATAACAGGATTGCAAAATGCTTTTTTTAATTTTTGTGATTGTAGCAATTTAGATTTAAGCTCTTGTATCAATTTAACAAGATTAAACGCTGTTAATGCAAGTGTCACTGATGCTGTCGTAAATACTATAAATACAATATATTTAGAAAGTGTAGAATTGAATAGTAATTCTTTAACGACTTTTGATGCGAGTAGTTATCCTTTATTAAATAGTTTAACAATACACAACAACCAATTAGACAACCTTGTAAACAGTCAGATTCTAATTGATTTAGATACAAACGGATTAAGTGATGGATATTTCAGGAGTTCAATATTTGGTGGTGGAAGTTTAACAGCAGCAGGGCAAACGGCAAAATCAAGCTTATTATCTAAGGGTTGGACAATTGTAGGAATATGATAGATTATAAATTAAATAGAATTGAAAACACTGACATTTTTTACTTTGCAAAAAGTGATGTTGAATGTTTAGGTGATACGATTGTTCAAGGCACTTTTGATGAAGTTTTAGCAGTTGCCGAGCAATTAAAAAACGAAGCAAAAGACCCGGGAACGGACGACACAACAAAAATTGAAAACCAAACTGCATTGATTGACATTGAATCCGCTAAGTGGTTTGTAATATTTTTAAATGACAATTTGGTTCAAATCGTAAGAACGCCGGGCGATGTGATGTATTCATTGCCGTTGGGCTTGGAATGTTATGAAGAACGGTTGGAATTAATATTTGAACGAATTATAAAAAAATACAACTATGAATGAGATATATCAAATCGCAGAACTGAATAAGTATTATGTGTTTTTTGCACTAATCTTACTACTTTCAAACAGTTTAGTCAAGTTCTTTTTCGATGATTTAAGACAGGACAGAACAAGACAATTAGTGTTTGTTACATCAGTGATTGCCAATGTGATTTTTTGGTTTTTCGGTCTGAATGTTTGGAAACTGATCTACACAACTTTTGCCGTATTCGGATTCTTTGATTTTTTCGGTAGGCAGTTAGAAGTCGCTTATATGCGTTTGATAATGGTCTTGATGTATTACACAAATGCTTTGTACAATATCATCAAGAATTTTATAGTTTCGTTGATTGCAAAAATAAAATCAAAACTGAAATCTTAAAACTGAAATCGAAATGAGGATAAAATTATTAAAGAATTTAGAGATTGGCGGTCACGATTTTAAAGCAAATGATGTTGTAAATATACATATCAAAGCAGCAAAAGAATTGATTGAAGAAGGCAAAGCGGAACGATACACAGTTGATGATTATATTCAAGATCACATTGAAGCAATAGAAAACGAAATAGAAAACGAAATAGAAGAAAATGCACATCAAGTTCAAGAAAGCGTACAAATTACGCAAGATGCAGATTAAAGCAGGTGAAGTTTTGGACATTCACTGGCGAAAAGCAATTGAATTAATCAAAGACGGTACAGCAGAGTTTCAACCTGCTAACGTCTAATTTTATAAATTACAAAACAAAATATCATGGCAGTTACCACCACAAAATTAGACGGTCAAGTATTGAAAGTGTATATTGATACCGTTCTATTAGGGTCCT